TGTATCCAGTTTTCCAGCCACGCTATTAAGCAATGAAATCAGGCTTGCCATGCTATCGTCGATATCATCCTGCTCGATTAGCATTACCGCGCCATACGCTCCCTTACTAGTGAAATGCACGTTAATCCTATTCTCCTCGCACGTGACGAACACACTAGAAGGGTCATTAGCAGTATTCGCCTGCACCGGCACCTCCATATCGTTCACATACACGAACGGCCCAAATTTCAGCCCGTCCAGCCTTACTTCATATACCTTGCTATTCTCAGCCTCAAAACTTACCTGCATAGCAGACGGTTCAACTTCAAGAAAATATGTTTTCATAATATACCTCCATTAAGTTCTGTCAAAGGAAAGAGGCAGAAGCACCCCGCTACCCGTTAAATCAATGTTCGTTCCGATTACAACCGTGTAAGTACCAAAGACACCCCACACCATTGTTGTGGTCCTCAAGAAAATGCTACCATCACCAGTGCCTACTGTTGCACCTCCCGCAATTTCGGTTCCACTAAATGTCACGATGCCAGGGTTTACAGCGTTCCTGCTTACAGCAATATCAAATACCTTTCTACCGGCGTCGCCAGAGGTAGACTTAGATTTTACTGGCACATAAATAAGCCCATTTTTAATTACAATATCTCCGTCCTGCTCAAAGTCTTCGCCAAACACAAAGTTCAATGTTACCTTAGTACCATCATAATTGATGATTTCCCCTGTAGTACCAGATACAGAGCCGCTAGAAATAGCATCTACATACCTCTTGTTAACTGCGTCCAAATCCTCAACCGGGTCCGCAAGGTTGGTGATTTTATGCGTGTGCATATTCATGTCAACAAGAAATCCGCTACTAGCTTTTCTCGCTTGCATGATGACTTCGCCAGCACTACGCACTTCGGCGCCGTCATTAGTCATATACAGATAGCCAGAATCATTATCGTGGGTGCTTCTAGAAATACCAGCCGCGTTTGAAAGCAAGTGTTGTCCCATGTCAATATCGCCGCGCATAGTTCCACCAGCAGTCGGCAAGAAATCCCCGCCACCAACCTTGCTATCAACATACTCCTTATTAGCAAGGTCATTGGGCTGAGTAGGCGTAACATTGCTCTGAACCTTGTAGCCGTTGGCGGTAATAACCTTATTGGGCCCATCGAAAACGACTCCGCTATAAGAGCCACCGCCCGCCTCATCGTTATTAAAGATTTCAATTCCGTTCTGGTTTCCGGTGATATAGCCTCCGCCGAAACGCATACCGGCCCTGTCTTTAGCCTTAATCCAGTCAGCATTACCCTCACGGTACACCGCAAGCGTAGCCCCAGTTACGTCAGTAGCCTTAGCACCAACTTTGATACTAGAGGCGTTCGCACTATCCGGGTCCTGCGCCTCAATAACAACATTACTCCCACCGTCCGTTGTCCTAGTAGCCTGCACACTGGCCTTCTTGCTATTCAAGTTCGCATTGATAACTGCATCAACCTGCGTCTGACTATGCCCGGCGCTAACAGACCCCATGATAGCACCCTCGCCCTGAGAACCCATCATAATTACATGGTCTTGATCCGAAACAAGAGCACCCACATAATCAGAATCACTGTCAAACTTGATATTTCCGGTCATCGTTCCACCAGCCAGCGGCAGATAGCCCTCCAGTTCCTCCTTAGTAGGAACCTTAGCCGGGTCGGTCGAAATAGTGTTACCGGAAATAACGATACCCTCGCCGGCAACATATTCCGTACCGCCACCGCCGCCTCCGCCGGTAGCGTTCAGCATACCCTCTGGCGTAATCGTCAGATTAGCGCCAACCTTTACGCCGCCTAGAGTGGTAGCACTAGCAACTGGTAACGTATACTCAGGGCCGTGACTGTCAAGATATTTCTTGTTCACAGCGTCCCCATCATCAACGGGGTCCGCAACTCCCGTAATCCTGTGATCCATAGCATTGACGTTCGTACCCGGTGCAAGCCTCAGTTCGTTCGGAGCATGAATCTCAGTGACCCACAGCTCACCGGTCCCGCCGTCAATCCCATTTCTATTCACGTACACAGCACCCGCGTCAGTGCCCACATTGATATCAAGATGAGGGATATCTCCGCTCATATGCTGTTGAATGGTAATAGCCCCAATTTTGAGCTGTCCAGCGTCATTATCCGCAGTCGTCAGAAGAGTGGCCGCTCCCAGAATCCGAACGTTTCCGCTCTCGCTTTTAACGCACACATCCCCATTATCCCGGTAAAAAGCACCCTTAACCGTCTTGCCGTCTACCAGCTTAACAACGGCGGAGCCCTCCATCTGTAGATCACCGGTCATTGTGTCACCGGCCTTCTTCACGTACGGAAGCGGCACGTCCCCGGTAGTGAGCCCGTTGATCTGGTCTTGAAGCAACTGGTCGGCCTCTGTACGATTCACAATTTCCTTATTGAGATTCTGCTCAATTTTCAGGTCCGCATTGGCCCGATCAATAGCCTCCTGATTGATATTGCCCTGGAGAACAGCGTCAGCGGCGGTCCTCTCCGCCTTCTCAGTCTCAATAGCGGTATTTAACTGCTCGTCAGCGGCCTCGCGGTCCGCGATTTCCTTGTCAATCCGCTTGCCCAGCGCCTCGTCAGCCTCCTGCCGCACCTGCGCCTCTGCCGCGTCAGCGTCCTTCCGGTCCTGAATCTCCTGTTTTAGAGCCGCATCCAGAGCCTTGATATCATTTTCGGCGGTAGTAATGCGCTCCTCCAGCGCTGTGATTTCTCCATCGATTCTCTCAATGTCCGCCTGAATCTCAGCGATATCATCCGCGTTTTTCTGCGCCAGCTCCCACGCCTTATTAGCTACCTCGCTAACCTCGTCAACCTCATGGTTGATAAAGTCAACCTCATTTTTCAGGCCGCCAACTCTCTGCACCAACTGCGCAATAGAGCTTTCAAACTGATTGCACCATCCCTCAAAAGGGCGCTTGCTAACCACCCAATATGCGGAGTTCTTAGGCATCTGCCAGTTGTCAGGGGAAGAGGTGAGGCCACCAAGATACTCCATACCGCCCCCGGAAGTTGCGGTGATAACAGCGGTGGTGCAGCCCATACCCTTCAGGATATTGGCCACAGTAATACCCTGCATCCCCTGCACATCCTGCTTACCGCAGTTAAAGAACACCTTATCACCGTTACAAGACTTGTACCCAACGGCGCAAATCGCCTGCTTGGTGGTCATCCCCTTAGCCTGCTCCGTAATCTCACCATCCAGAATGATGGGAATAACAGAGCCAATGAGATCAACCACCTGATTCTGGCACAAAGTATCCTCGTCAGTATCGCCGCCGAAAATCTTCAAGGCCCCGCGCCGGTTGAATCCACCGCAGAAAATGCCATCCTCAGGGGTGCTTGCCATAGGTGCCCCCATATACCGGGCTACTCCCCTCCACGGCGCGTCCGTGGTTGCACTAATAATCGCGTTGGCGTTAGTCACGAAACTGACGTCCTGAATACTCTGCACAAGCCCGGAATTTGTAGTATTTCCAAATGCAGGCATAAGCTTGATAAAGATAGGCTTACCGCACTTGTCAAGACACTTCACGTTGATAACGTGATACGGGCAACTGTCGTTTTCAGAGTACCCACTCTCCATGCAAACTTCGTCACGGTCATAATACACATCATTGGATACAGCTGCGCCAACCACTCTGTTAAGAGCCTCATAACAGTTACGCTGAATTTGATTCCATCTGGTGATGCACTCATTCACCCGCCCGGCCATTTCGCACATCTGAGCTTGCACGTTAGGTCCCGGGATATTCACCACAGGCCGGACAGGAGGCGGCACAGGTGTCCCGCAAGGACCCGGCTTACAAGGACCGCAATGCTCAGGCTTGCAAGGATCGGGCTCACAGCAATGGTCAAAATCATGATAACAATCTTTCATTAGAATACCTCCATAAAGCACCCTCTAAGGGCTTCAATAATCATTTCGTCCACGTTGATGAAGGTTTTACGGAAAGCCGCCAGCAATTCAGACCCACTAATACCAACGTACCCGCTGACAACTTCCTCAATTCCGCTTTCCTTTGTCTGCGTCTCATCTTCTTTTCTATCCTTGCTTTGCGTATGCTTTTCATCTGTCTTGCCCTGCTCGATTCCAGCCGTATGACGTTCTCCCGTTGTATCCTCAACGGTATCATTATGTCCCGTGGTATTTTCGGTTAGGTTGGACCTGCCGTTTTCATGCCAATCTTCATTATAGTCTGTAGTCCTATCTGTGTTCTCTGTTGTGTCTTCGTGGTATGTTGTATCGCTCGTATAGTCCTTATTCTTTTTCTCAGTCTCTCCAACCGTCTCATTTTCAGTTTCGTTTTCCGTCACGTTCCTAGTCGTGTTCTCTGTTACCTTCTCCGTTTTATCCTCTGTATAGCTGTTGCTAGTATGCGTACTTTCATCGGTGTTCTGGTCCTCTCCTGTTTGCGTTGCGTTGGTCAGATAGTTCCAGACAACACTGTTCTGCACACCCCCGCTAGAATTAACATTCTTTTGAGGCGTATCCGAATAAAGCTTCGTTCCGTCCGTATTGACAGACCTCTCCAGCGTACTGTCGCTAGTTCCAGACCCACTTGCCTTAGTAGTCGTATCCCGTGTCGTCTCTACCGTTTCATTCAGTGTTCTATCCTTAGTTAGCTCCCTGGTAATATCCTTAGAATTGTCCTCAGTCGTATTATCCACAACCTTAGTTGTAGAATCTTTAGTCCCGGTTACATCCTCGTCAACAACTTCCTTAGAAGTCTTATCGCCCTGCTTTTCGTATGTCTCTTCTGCCGTGTGATCTAATGTGCTATCATATGCTCCAGTTAAATTCCCCTTTGTGCTTTCGTCATCCCTATGACTATTCACAAAGTCCCTGAGCATGAAAGCCGCCGAATTCTCACCGGAATTAGCTACCCTAAGCAGATTCTCCACGTTCCTACCATTAGTCTTGACCAACTGATTCAACATGGGATCAAACTTAATTAGCTCGCTCTCATATAGCCTGTTATAGTATGGCATAATCTTCATCAATTCCGCGTTAAGAAAACGCTTGAATCTGTCCGGCGTCTCCGCCCCGATCTGGTTAAACCAATAGTACGTTATGATCTTTCCTTCTAGGTGCTTCTTATGTTCCGGAATAAAGGTGCTCCACCAGTCGTTGAAAACTTCGTATCCACCCGAAACTAGCTCTCCAAGCTCTGGGTTAATCTGGCTCGTTCCTATCATTTGATACATCGTTGTCGCCTCCCTCCTGGAACCCCTTATCCATCTCAATAAACTCTTCCATGAAATCTTCCACGGCGTTCAACTCCACGCCCACATTCAGCCCAAACATAGCATTGATTTCCTCACATGCCCTTTCCCTGCACCACAGCTCACTCTCAATAATGTGCCGCGTTGGATTCCTCTGCCCTTGCCCCTCCGCAGAAATAAGGCGCTCTTTCTTGTCGCTTGTAAGGCTATCAATACCTAAGCTCGTGCAAAGCTGTTGCATGTAGTTTCGCACATTTGCCCACATCTCATTAAGCACGCAATTTACACCGAAATTCATGACCTTAACGCTTTCAGGGTTACCAAACTTAGAGCCGAAAATAGCAATCTCATTTCCGGCAATTTTGTTTGCCGCTGTAATTGCGCTTTGCTTGTCCTTTTCATCACACTGAATTGCAAATGGCCTCTTGATAGTCTCAGTGTGGATATCGATGCTTCTGAGTGCGTTTGAAATCTTAGGCGAATAATTCCAAATGGAAAGATAGTCCGGCGTCATAGTCTTATTTGCCCTAATAAGCACGCTATTATCAATGTCAAATCTGTGCCGATACTCGAAACTATACGCCTCTCTCACTACGCTCTCATAGTAGATGTTAAAAGGCCCCGGCAAAGTAACTGCTGTATGGATATACCCTAGGTCAGGGTCATTCGCAAACAGCGCCACGCCGTAAAATAGCAACGTCATTTCAAGCGCACGCTCATTGCAACTATCCGGCAGTCCCGTCCATCTAAACCGACTTAACGCCATATTGATGAATCTGTTATAAATTTCTATGGTCTGTTGTGCGTTTAGAACCTCAGCCCTTGCCCCGTTAGGCGGGAATACTATGCCAGGCAGATTAGCACCGAAAAAGCAATCAAACAAATTTACCACCTCCTATACCGGCGCAGAATCTACGTTGTATTCCTTAGCGCCGTTTGTATAATCAAGTCCTTCTCCGTTAGGTCCTTTTACGTTCTGTATCTCTTTATCTATTGTCTTCCCTAGCACGATCGTAACAGCCGTTCCAATAGGTGTCGCGCATATTGTCCAACAAGCCAGCGCTCCCGTGTACTGATATTTGATAGACAGCAGGGCCAGATAAAACCCTCCCGCCAACAAGCAAGCCAAAAACAAAACTACAATCCAACCCAAAAGCCTGCTATACAGTTTAGAGCACGGTCCATTGCGCTTTTTAACCCTCATACGTAATACACCTTATTCCATATTGAACGGCCACTTCATGCTCAATGATACAGTCCCTATGCTTCTCCCATCCATGCATAAAATACACTACATGAGCTCCCGCCATTCTCTTAATGGATTCACCGATATTCAGAATCGGATCAGAATAACTAACGCGTGGTTCAATAAACTCTATGTTATAATCGCCAAGCTCATGGAACAATCTCAGTTTTGCCTCCTGCCTTCTCCTCAAAACATCTTCACTGGAAAATCCAATCATGGGTTGTGAAATAAACACTTTCATTGTAACGCCTCCTAAACTAATATCGACTTGTAAACCGAACTTTGAAGTCATGCCCTGGCCTGTTCTGGTCTGGTCTTTTATGTGCTATACTGGTCTTGCGAGCCCAGCCCATCACAGAAAAGGTCTGGTCTTTACTCTTCTCGACTGGAGTTGACGGTACGGGTCGGTAGTTGGGTGTAGTTTACGGTACGGGATTTCCCATTGCTTCATTGAAGGCTTTCAGAATGGTAACTAATTGCTCTCTATTTACAAAGTCTTGCCACATGTAGTTTCCTTCATAGCCTGTAATTAGCTTGTTTTTAACTGCCCACTCTCTGGCCTCTTTTGACCAAGCCTCTGCGTCATTATCCTGTAGTGTCTTACGGTATTCTCTTACGATCTCTTCCGGGGATGCTCCGCCGGGGCTTTGCATGAGGGCATATACATCGCTCCTAAAGTCGTTCATTGTTTTGTTGTGTAGCGGGAACCAGTGCATTACATCTGCGTGGTTTGATGCTACTCCTAGAGTGAATCCTTCGGAGTGGCAAATTAGAATGTCCTCTTGAGACGGGTCTAGCCTGTATAGTCTACAGAGGTATGCGCACAACTCAATCGCCTCTGTATATACCGCGTTAAAATAGTCTGGGTCTGTAAGGTCATCCTCACAAATCTCAAAGGAGATATAGGAGTTATTTGCCGATCCCCAACGGCCTGAACCGGCGTGCCACGCGCGCATGTTCCAGGGGAGGGTCTGGACGGTTGCAATAGATCCGTCATCCAGCCGCCCGATAAAAGCATGTACACAAGTGTCAATGCCCGCGTGGTTCCAGTCGTTGCTGTTTTTGTTTACGCCAATACCATCCTTGTCTGGCTGGACGTATCGTTTTAGGTTAGGGTTGTTTGCACCTGTGCTGTGCACCATGATTCCGCGGATGTTAATAGGCTTTCCTGCTTTATAACAATCGTTATTCGTCAGGTAGTTTCTGATTAGATGCATCGTTGTACGCCTCCTTTAGTTCAGCGGTTAATGCCGCGTTTTCCTTTGACAGCTCCATCAATTGGTTATATAATTCTGCGTTTTTCGTTTCCGCATAATCTAGGTCGTTTTGAAGTTCCTGGTTGTTGCTCTTAGTGCTTTGAGCGCCGAAAAAGAAAGCGATAACAACAGAGTATATGGTCATAAAGTCTTGTGAGATTGTCTGTTTATACGCCATAATGCAAAACACGATTGTAAGGGCGATTGTTACTAGGGATTTAACGGACATAAGGTTAGCTATTCGTTTCAATAGATTGGTCATATAATCCACACCTCCGCGGTGTATTTTACTAGGTTGAAAATGACAATCATTCCTGTAAGGGATACAATAATATTTACCACTAGGTATGTCAGCCAATATGCGGTATGGTTGATCGGTTTATTTTTGAATACTGTTCTGAACATAATGTAGTGTAGACGTTTTCCAACCGGGATTAGTAACATGTAGATTGCCAGATAAATGAGTACAAGAGCTACAACCGTTATAAACTCAATGGTCATGTAGTACCTCCATTTTACCCTGTATATAATTCACCGTTGCTGCGAGTTCTTCCACTTGTTTTGATAGGGTGCATATCTTAGATTCTACTTGCCTTATTCTCCACTCTGTCACCTTGTTGGCTGAAACAATTCCTGCGTAAGTTCCAACTAGCGTTCCGATTAGAGAGAGTATAGCAACAATTACAGTTTCCATGGCAAACTCCTAACTCTTGTTAGCGGACGGGTTGGAAAAGTCACCAATGGCTCTGGCTCCTACGTTCCAGAATGTTACGCCAGCATTTAGCATTGCTTCAATGCGCTCTCTGTAGACGGTTGGAATGGCACCGGATACGTGACCCTCAGAAGTCTTAACAAAATTCCAGCATGGACGGCTGTTGCGCTCTGGCACTTTCAGTCTCATGACCTTGTAGCCGTAGCGGTCAAAAAAGCTGTCAACGGATTTCATGATGCTCTCGTTGCACATGTACCAGCGGAATTTGAAGCCAAACTGACCGATGGAGGCAGCTAGGATTGGGTCAGAGGATACAGAGCCATTCACAGCGGCTGACCCCTTTTTAGCCTTTGTATCTGCATCCCAGATACTTGCGGCGCTACTGAGGCCACTTGCAACAAGACCAGGAACGGCAGCCATTCCTACACCTGTGGCGGCAGCGGCTCCTGCAAGGATGAAAGATCCAGCTGATTTTGCTGTGGTTGCTAGAATGTTTACTTTATTGGTCTGTTGATACTGAGCATATTGGTTTCCAACCCATGCACCTTGCGGAAATACGGTTATTGCGCACCCGTATTCTCCAGGGTTTCCCATGTAATCATATGCGTCTGGCGTTGCAATGATTCCTCCGCCGCCTCCGATAAAGCGCCCGTAGATATGGAAGTTAAACGTGCCTTGTGTTGTGATTAACTCGGGCTTGTATGTCACTGCCTCGCTGTTCATGCCTTCCACTTGCGCCACGCAAAATTCGCTAGAATAACATTTCGCATTTCTGCAAAGGTCTGGCCCAATTGCTCCGCCGCTTTGCCACGGCGGAATAGTTTCAACTGCTTCTGACAAATCGGATAGGAAGTCGCCGGGTACGGAGTAAACGCCTAGGATATTCTCTAGCTTTCCCTCGCTTGATTCTGCTACGCTCTGCAAATAGCTGTTAACGGCTCCTGCGCTTGAAAAAGTTCTCATAGTTAAGCCGTTAAACACATTATTTTCTACGGTGCCTCCGAACATTGGTTGACCGGAAGAATCATAAGGAGTGAATACCACGAATGTATCTGGCGCGTATGCCTTTATTTGGTCATATACAACTTGGTCGGGTGTGCCTCCCATTCCTTCGGGTATCCCAATGTTAATCCAGTTTGGATTAGCTCCGTTCCAGTCGTTCACGACATGCTCTCTTTCCACTAGGCTGTAGGAGGTGGGCCAATTTATGTCCCCGCAGTAGGTGCAAAATGCGTCTACTTCAAAATAGATGGTTGTTGTGTTCGGGTTTACCCACTCAACCCCTGTAATGTTCGCGATAATCCAGCGCGGCCCGGTGCCGGTGTTTTGCCACATGATAATGTCGCATGTCAAGGCATCGTTGTAATTGTATTCGACGCGGCAGTATTGTCTTTCGTCCGCTCTCTGATATGAGTATTGTGTGAAAGACGCTTTTACTTTTCCGGCTAACCACCCTTGCATGGCGGCATTGGATTCAAAGTAGGGTTTATTATACTGATCTATGCCTGTATTTGTACAAAGGTAAATTGTTGTTTCGGGTCTCCATAATGCCATGGTTTCACCTTCTTTCTATTGGGAGGGGCTTTCGCCCCTCCCTAAATTACTCTCACGCGGTGCGGAGGGCCACGCAATTGTGGAAGGGAGACAGAGAGAATGTGTCCCACGCGTGCAGCCAATAATTCCAGTTCATAGCGGACCCGTTATAGAAGGTAGTGAAACGGCGGAGCTTTTCGCGAATCTGGAATGTTTTAGTGTCTGCCAGCACTGCCAGTGTCTTGCCATCGGCTCCCAGATCGTCAACGATAATCTGTCTGGCCAGGTAATCAGAGTAACTGAGATTAAACGCCGCACTCAGTACCTCAACTCCGATATTTGCGGCTACGTCTGCGCGGATGATGATCAACTGATCTTCGATGGGGCTCCATGTTACGCGGTCGTTTCCGGTGCCTCCCATTAGCTTGTAGTTGTTGTAGGCGCTGGAAGGGAAGGTGAACAGCATGGACATATTGCGGAGCTGGACTTGGAACTGCTTGCCGGTGGCCTCGTTGTTGGGCATTACTGCTGTGACGGTTTTCAGCTTTCCGTCAGTAATTGCATCAACAACCAGCTGCTTGGTGTACTTGAATTCATCAATGGTATTCGCATTGTAAAGGCTGTCTACAATGCCCTGAATGAGATTTTCAAGAGCGTTCCAAGAGACGAAAGCATTTGTGAGCTGTTCGTTGTTGATAGTTACGGGATACTTATCTTGGCGATTCAGTCTATACCACGCGGCGGCCACATCAGGCTTGGTCATTTTCAGGACGGCGGCCATCCCGGTTTCTGTGCCGTCATATGCCTGAGCGGTAGCCGGATTCACGTGGGCTTCCTCAACGTCAACACCCAAAGGCTCAGCGTTTTTGCGGAGCATAGACAACGGGTTGTTCCACATCTTGCGGTAAAGGATGGTAGCAACGATCTTGTTAACCAGCGCACTCAGAAACTCGTTTGCCATTGCATCATAAGCAAGAATGGGGTTTCCCACGTCAGCCAGATTGGAGGCAGTAGCCAGAGGAACCGCCGCCTTGTAAGCGTCGCTTGCATCGTTGCGAATTGCGTTCATCATTTCAGGACTTGCAATAGGATTGTTCTTAGTTGCCATTGTTATTATCCTCCTTATAGAGATTCTTTAGAAAATCGTCAACTCCTACCGGATCATCTTTGGGGGCTTCCTTAGACTTGTTCTCAATGGCCTCAGCCTGAGAACCAATTCTGAGAAACAGGTCCATATTTGCACTCTTGAGCCGTTCGTTTTCCTTGGTGACGTTCTCATTGCTCTGCGTGAGCTGTTCCATTTTCCCGATATTGTCAATGATAACGTCTTGCATCTGGCTCAATAAAGTCGTTAGAGTGGCCTGATCCCCTCCTGCGGAGATAACCGCCTCTGAAAATTCCCGGAAGGAATCCTGAGTGAATTCATATGCCATTTTGTAACCCTCCATTTATTATAGTAGCTTTCTTAGTATAGGCCACGCCAAATTCTTTACTTTTTGTGTCTCAAATCTTAGCATACCAGCTGAGAAGGCATCCATTATACCTTTGATAACTATGTTGTTCCTTGTAGCTAATACGGTTGAATTGTTGTGGTCGTTTAATGTTAGGCTTATTGTTATCTTTCTTGTGTCGTCAGTTTTCTCTGATAGATAGAAAATACCAGAGTTCATGTCCCTATACACGCCAATTTTGAAGCCGTCTATTAGTATCGTTGTAACATAGAAGCAGGCTGTAACCATCTTTTCAATGAATGAATCCGTGTCTAGCAAGAACTCGTTGTCCATTGAATAGGACCCATATTCTGTTCCGTCTATCAGACGTCCAAATCTGGTTTGTTTTACGTGATTTACATAAGCTTGGTTTGTAACTGTCTCTAGTTGGATATCCTTTAATAGTTTTCTCTTCTGCCCTTTTTCTAATGATAGGTTAAAATATAGGAAATAAGGGTTACTGAATGTGACGGCGTTACTCAAAAATAACACGGGTACGTCTCTGTCTCTTGATATTGTTGAGTAACATTCGAGAAAGGTTACAACTTCGTTTTGAAGGTAGCGGTATGCGCCTGCTCCGATGATGAATTCGTCAAAGATAATCAATGTAACGTTTGGAAACGGCATTGATTTAAGCATTACCGCTTTTGACAGCGGGAAATACCACCCGGCTACTTCCTTGTCTATCCTGAATAATCCGCGGTCCGCTTTAAACTCGTGGTCCGGAAACTCCTGCATGATATCATCGAAAAAGTTTCGCATCTGTGACTGAGGCATTTCTGTATCGTACCTTCTAAGATATACAAATTGTTCGCCCTTTTCGGTGAAATTTTTAATTGCCCTCTTTTTGGCCCCGTAGGTTTTACCGGCTCCGCGAGCACCTACAACAAAATTAAATAACCTGTTCCTTGAGAGTGTGTCGTCTGCATTGTAATACATGGACGTGTCCTTAGTGTCCACTTTATCACCTCTGTAAAATAAGGGAATCCTTGCCCTCCACTGTGTCAGCACACCACCGCCAATTCCCGCCCGGGAAGGCTCTTCGCCCCGGTGCCCCGGTCGGGGACACTAGGAAATCAAGGACCCCTCACGAGTATTGTATCATAATGAAAGCGAGTTGTCAACCCCTTTTGCCTTTTTTATTTTGAAAGTTGTCTCCTTCAAAATGACACCGCCGGGGACGATCTTCGGGAGAAGTTTTCCGTCAAATACTGCTCCTTCTGTAAATTCGCTTTCAGTTATTGTCTCTTTGACGTTCTTAGGCATACCGGCACATTTTATGTTGATTTTTTCTTGATAATCTTTCCCTAGTGTTACTTCTAGGTAGGTTTTCTGACGTATAAATTTGGCACGAATGAATGTTTCTTCTAACTTAAATGCTCCTAGGGCTTTGTTGTCTACCCACAGTCCTTCCGGCGGCTCTGTTCCTGATACGTGCAGACTATCCGTGTCTGCATATATGAATCTATCTCCGCAAATTTGTGCTCCACGGATTATCTTGTCTCTGCAATATGCTGTTATAAAGCAGGCCATTGGAATATATCCGCCTTTTCTTATCTCCTCCTCTGATAGCTTAAATCCTACTCTACCATCTTCTCTTAGATACGGGATGCATGACTTTCCTCTTTTCTTTGATCCGAATTTTCCGTACAGAGAGTTTAGCATTAGTTTCGCTATCTTCTCGCGCCCGGGATTTCCCTCTATTCTAGCTTCGGTCTTTTCGTTATACCAATAGTCTATGTATTCGCCAAATAGACCGTGCGTTCCTTTTAGCATATACCCGCCGCACCATTCTATGACGTTCACGTCATAGTGGTCAAATACTAGCTTCTCGTCTACGCTTGTTAGGTATAAATAGGTCGGCTCTATCGATTGTGTTAAATACTCTGTATCGTGGTACATGAAATGGCCTTTTATCTGTATGCATGGATAGTGATTTGGTTTTAACTTGAATTCGCATAGGATGCATTGTATGTATAGTGGGTACATCGGGTTTTGTTTGTATCTCTCTGGAAAATACACCGGCTCTCCGTAGGGGAGTAGACAATTTTTCATTGCCCACGGATACATTGAATTTACATCAAATACGGCCCCCTCTTTAACTTCCTTGTCTTTGTATGCGGGGTTTACAAATGTAAATCCGCCTTTGTACGATTTCTTAAAGTCAGTGAACGTTGGTAAATCTAGTTCCGGGTATCTCTGTTTATATTGTTCTTTTCCTAGTCGGGACATGTAATCGTGCAAGGCGTTTGAGCCAGTTGTTAGTCTTGTTTGATTGTGATCAAACATAAATTTAAGGGCTTTTGCTAATATTATTACATCGTGAGAAATATAGTCTTTTTCTTCTTGCGTTAGTATGTGCCCTATTTCTCTGTCCTCGTGGTAGTCAATTTCTAGCTTCTTTTCATCTATCCCGAAAGATTTTGGCATATCAGATATTGGCATTGGAAGTATTTTCAGGGAATCTATTATTTGGATTTCATCGTCTGATCCTGATTTCCTATCTGGTACAAATCTGATCTGATACCATTGCCTCATGTCTGATATTAAGGTGCTAAACTCGTTCCTATGTATCTTTCTATATTGTGAGTGAACATATCCTTCTTTTAGGAGGTGGTCTACAATAAATGTGCCGTCAAATTTCAGGTTGTGAAAGTATATTTTACCATGTAATTTTCCGATATATTCTATGAAGGTCTCAATCGTCTCTCCATATGATATTGTAGATTCTATGTCATATATGTCGCAAATGCACCACGCCCAAACACGGCAGTCATCTGGATTTGTGGTTGTTTCAAAGTCAGCCGCATATATTGCCATATCATAGGCTTTCCCATATTCCCAGAATGTACGCTAGATTGTTTATGAACAATTCTAGGTCTGAGAGTATATCTATCCTTGTTTCTGGGATACCTATTGACGCGTCAATCACTTCTTTTGATGCAGATGCAACGACACCTATTATTTGCATTACTAGGTTTGTCACTTCATCGTTTTCTCCGTTAGACACGTTCCATAATTGAAGAGCTTCGTAGGCGTGTCTTATATAGTTTTGTCTGTATGCTTCTGTAAGTGGGTTTGCATTTTCGGGTTCTAGAAACTCTGTTTCTAGCCGCTGGCGCTTCTCTTCATCTACTATTATTTTTGAAAGTGTTACTGGCCTTGTGCCATACACGGGCTGTGTTGGAAATCTCCCTAGGCGCTCTTGTGCTTCTGCCTGCGTCGCAACTCTCTTTTTACGTCGTCTGTTTTCTTCTGCTACTGAGCGCCTTATTAAATCAAGAGAAGCCTTTGCTATTGGCCGCCCTTCAAAGGTTGTTAACTCTAGCCCGGCTCTATCAAATCTCTGTAATGTCTCTATTCTGCGCTTGAATCCCTTTGCCGATTTTATTTTGCCTGCTTCCTCTGTATATGAAAGTTTCGGCGGTAAATATTCTCTTAGTTCTGGAGACGTTCTTTTAATTGCCGACTGCAAGCGCCTGTTATAGTTCTTTATCTCACTTTGTAGCTTTTTCAGCTGTTGTTTTGTTGGGTTATAGACACTTTTATTTTCAGCTGATCCTGTTGTACCTCTTTTCCTCCGTGCCATACCCTGACCCCCCTCCCGAATGTTGCGATTTGAGCAAGGACTAAAGCCGCGTCTGGGTCGATCTCACATGGTAGGCGAAATTTCTTTGATATGAAATCAGCGCCCTCCGTTAATATGCGGCTTGTGTTTTCGGATACTGTGCGGGATGCCATTTTACACCTCCTTTAATTAAAGGGAGGGGCTTGCGCCCCTCCCTAGATTGAATAACGGGACGGATTTGTTAGGCCATGAGTTTCATGGTCAGAGTGTTGCCGTTGCTTGTCTTAATCTGCTCAATGGTGACTTTCAGACCCTCAGGGAAGTGCAGGGTCCCGAAAATATTGAAAATGTTGCGCACGCTATTGGTGATACCGGAAGAGGTGGCCGCATATGTCTCTCCGTTATCATCAATCAAGATAACGCGGATTGCGTCACGCTCAGCAGATCGGCCGCGGTCGTTGATTTTGCACTTGACCATGATAACATCGGTCAGGCAAATGGGCTTATTGACCATGTCGGCAATGCGGGTCTCAGGGGCGTTGATGGCGTTGTACAGCTTGATCTTATCATCGGGAGCTACGGGGTCGAAACTGACAAACATGTCAGAAGTTTCGGAGCCGGTGAACGCCTGCATCTGCTTATTCATATCCATTGTTATTTCCTCCTAAAATATGATTGTTTACTGATTGTTCTTTGTGGGGACTTCTTCGGCCAGTTCCATGAACTTGTCAAGGGACAGGCGGTAGGTATGGGGCACGTTGTCGATCTTATAGACGATCTGTGCGCCATGCTCTTTCAGAAGCTTCTTTGTCTCTCGCTCGCCCAGCTTCTTTTCGCTGGAAATGTCAGTTACGGGGATAATGGTGGTTGCGTCGCCGTTGTTCTCGATATTCCCCAGATGATAAATATAAGTATCTACTGTTCTGGTCATGTACTTTGCCATGGTTTTTCCTCCTGTTCAAGTTCTTGCTTTCTTTAAATTTAGAATCGCGGTGATTTACTCGCTTCCCTCTTTACTGTTAAAAATGTACCGTTTCGACATATTGAATTGTGGAGGGAGTGTTCACTTCCTTTCATTTTGTGATTGGAGGGAGCGGGTTTACCCCGTGGGGTCCGGCCTGATAACCCACAGACCGGCTGGGAAGGGTTAGTTGTAAATTCTTCTGCGTATCGCGCACACGAATTCATCTATTTCTTGTACCTAGTGAGGTCTAATGTGGCGTCTGTATAGCCTGCTTTCTCGTCCTCGTTTGCACAGTCTTTTTCTTTACGCTATATTGTGCGCTCTAAGTCGTATGTGTAATAGTTCATGCAGGCTTTTAAGAAGCCTATTCTGTATGCGTCATAATGAATTACTGGTAGCATAAAACGATTCCACATCCTTCTCCACGGCTCTTCTGCGCATGTATGCGCATATTTCCTTTTTGTTTAGCGCGATTTCTGCTATTCCTACATTATAGCCTTCCTCTTGTTCTTGATTGTTTCGACATGAAGAATTAACCATCTGTGGCTGGTTCATTCTACCGTATCCGTAGAAAATGCAGTTATAGAAAGCCTTGAATCTGCCTACCGCGTAATCATCCATCGTTTACCTCCCTGTATGTGCGCACGAATTCATCATGGGAAATTACGCTTATTTTGCCTTCGGGGTCTAACAGAATCCAGTCGCCGGGAACTGCAAGGCATGTCTTGCCAGATAATACGATTTTTAGTTTTAGTTCTACGCCTTTTTCGCTTTGCTCTCTACTAGCAAAAACTTTTCCGCGGTTCAGCAGGTCCATATACCATTTGGGAGGGATATGCTTCCCAAATCGGAAGGCGCTAACGGCTCGCTCTCTTGTGACGTATTTCATTGGGTCTGTCCTCCTCTCTGTAATGTATTGTATCAAGGAAATGTGAACTAGTTATGAACACGACATGCGAAATTTTCATGGGTTTGTGTAAAGTAGTGTTAGCTTACGCTAACCGGGTGCGCGGAGGGCCGGGACTGCGAACAAATGTTCGATTGTTAAATTTTTAACAAGTAGGGTGTATGGGCATGAAAAAGTGCCCGGTTAATACCGGGCACTTAATTGCCATAAGCCACGCTGGCGGATTAAATATAGGGCTGAGTTGCAGTTTCTAAAGAAATTGGCGGCTATCAGGCAATGCTTTAGATCGGTTGTTTCAACGATGATATGACGCTTCATTTTAATCCTCCTCATTAGTGTCCATGTGTATGAAGTCAACTTTCTTTATGGATGCAAAGTGCTTCTTGAGTAAGCCCATCATGTATTCATAATATTGGGATTGAATTATGAGGGTTTCTTCTACTAATCCTATCTGATACTGAATTTTAACTAAGACAAGCATTGATTTCACCGTCCCCTTACGCATATCAGCTTTACACTGATGATTTTACCTTGTAAATTTGCGATATGGTCTACCAGCTTTTTATACATGTCTAATGATATTAGCGCTACTTCAAGCTTTCCATCTATCTTGTAGGCTACCTCTACTCCGCAGGGTTTCATTGTTCACCCTCCTCTTTGTCCACCTTTTCGGAGTTTTCTAGGAAAAAGCTCAGGGACATGCGGTAGTAGTGCACTGTTTCGATGCAAGAGTACATGATGACATTTTCTCCAAGGTCTTTACAACGGCGTTTAATCTCGCGCTCTCCTAGCTTATTGTAGCTCTCCATTGTGCAGACATTCTTAATT